CTAAAGGAACCATTGTGCATCTATGTCTACCTATACGAACGTCTCGTATAGGCCTGCACGGTCATTACTGCCTACATGCTCCGCCGCTTCTCCGAGCATCTCTGCCCTGTTTCATGTACTCCGGTCCCCGGAAGCCGTCGCCGCCACTTAGGGATATCGTAGTACCTAACGGTGTAGGTAACCTCTAATACATTTTAAAATAGCAACCCTTACGGGTTACTACAACACTGACTCAATTTTTAAAGAACGTTGCCAATTACTTGACTTGTTTCTATTGTAGCATCGACGCCATTCAAGTGCAAATCGCTATGTTGTATAAAAACAACACTTGGTGGAAGCGGTGAGATTCGAACTCACGGACCTTTTCAGATCTTTAGTTTTCAAGACTAACGCAATAAGCCAGACTCTGCCACACTTCCGTATTGTAAAACATACTAGTGTCACGGTGATTCCTGTGCCCTGTCCCACGAGGTGTTCAGTACCTCTGGACGCTCTCGTCTAATATGTTTTAGAATACCCTGCGTTGCCGCAGGATATGATAGGGATAGTACCCTACCCAGGAGTCTTACTAACCAGTTATCGCCTGGCTTTTATGTATCCTGTCCGCCCGTTTACTGCTTTTTATAGTGTGCAGTAGAGTCCTCGTTACTCTTGACCACTCGCTCAACGCTTCATGCGCCTAGCAATTTCTGCTAGATCCTTGACATGTTGCTCGGCACGTTGAACTTTTGCTTCTATTAGAGCAAGCCTTTGTTCTTGAGAGAGAACATGAGACCTTTGCTCAGTTAGTTTTTCTTTTTGTTTGTTCTCCATTTTCAACCCCTATTAATGAAAAACCCCTGGGTGTTTAGTCCAGGGGCTCTAGTTAAAATACTTGTATGTAAGATATGTTAACTGCAGCCCCCGCTTGGTTCACGATCACTATTAATCATTGTTGATACAGCGAACACCGACCAATAGGTGGATAAACCTAGTAGTGCTAGTGCGGGTTGTGAATGTTTAATACAATGTTTCATAGTGTCTCTATTATACAGTTATTTATGATATCTGTCAAGTACTATTTACGAGTTTGGCAAAATTAATACTTTACTTTAACTTGGGTTCTGTAGTTTTATCAATTTCTTCTTGCGTCATGAATCGTGGGGGCAATTCGTGCGGTGCATCACCGTAACGAATCCACGTGATGGGCTTCCAGTACTTGCTACAAAGATTATTGATTACCAGTATGGCCATTGCCACTACTATAAAACCTAGGCAAGTCAAAATTGCCCAGGCTAAGAATACTGCCGCTTGATCCATGTCCATTTTTGTTTCCTTTTTGTTTGGTACGTCGAACAGGGCTCGAACCTGTGACCCAGCGATTATGAGTCGCTTGCTCTAACCAACTGAGCTATCAACGCTGAGTGTTTATTATATATGAAACTTCTTTGCGTGTCAAGCAATTAGTTGCGATATCCGCGCTGGTTGTCCGGAGACTTTCTTTCACCAGACTTAGGTGCAGCAGCACCTTTGGGACGTAAGCCGCCTATGCTGTGTGCAGTACCAATTTCTTGAGCTTTTGCATCTAATGCAGGTGCGTTTGAAGACACAGGTTCTTGTCCCATGTCGTCGGCAGTTTTGTTTGGGTCTAATTCAAAACTTAGTCTACCATAGTTGGGATTACCGGCATAGCCTTTGCTTTTGACTCTGGCATTGCCATGTATCTTTGCCGGCCAAAATGCTTCGGTCACCAGCACATCACCTTTGATGTTCGAGTACAATTGAATAAAGTTGTAACCCAAACTCTCAATTATACCTGCACGTAGATTTTTAATTGTGCGTCCATCGTTTACAATTTTAACCATGTCCGAACAGACCGCATACCAAGCCTTACCACCATCAGTTGCTGTATTTTTCTTTACTTGATCACCAAGACGTTTGGCAAACAAATTGAACAAGCCTTTGGCCATGGGCTTTTTGGTTTTAAAACTTGTTTGGCATGCATTAATGGTTGCGGCATCAAATGGCATCATACTTTTATAAGCAGCAGGTATAGTACTGGGGTGATTTTCCAACAACCAATTCATAATAATAAACGGTTGCTCAAACATGGTATAACTTTCGTCATTGGCCACAGTATAGAATTCATAAAATTCAGGATACTTTTTTCGTACATCGTCGGGCACTTTTAAACTGCCCATGCTGGGTGCGGCACCGTGCCCAGCAGCTTTGCTACTGATTTTGATAGCGTGTCCAGTTGAATCGTTTACAACACTAAAACTGTCGGCCAAGGGATTTGCAGTATCCTTGGGGAAATACATGATCATTTCGCTTAGGCTGGTGCCAATAAATTCATCAAACTGTTGTCTATTACCTTGTTTGAATGTGGTAGTTCCAGTAAGTAATCCCAAAACACCCAAGTACTCACTTGCATAAACTTCAATGGCCTTGACTGCCGGCTTGGGCAGTCCTGGCGGTATAGTAGGCGGAGTCAGCATGGCGATATGCGAAGCCATGTCTCTAATGGCCTCTCCGACTTTTCCCAGCTCGGCAATTTTTGGACTGTTGACAATTTGCTCATACATCTCGCTTGCAGGGAATCCACCGGCCTTGAGAATATCCTGTATCTTATTGCCCATGTCATTAACTGCAACGTCTGTACTACCAGGGCTAAAAATGTCACTGCCTTTGAGCTCAATGGTTTCTTTTTCACTACTGCCAAACTCTACAGTTTTTTGCAACTCTGTGTTTTTAACTGTACCGCCATTGATGGTGTTGAACTTCTCTGGAACAACAGGACCTGTTGCTAACCAAGCCTTGGCTCGTTTAAGCTCACGTGGATCAATGATTACTTCTCCGCCTTTGACCAGTGTAAACGGACTGTTGTTGGCAATCTTGTGCAAGAACAAGTCGTGTCTAGTAAATGGCTTCTGCGTTTTAGGGTTTAATGCCCCGGACAACTTGCCTGCAGGCAACTCTTTAGCAACCAGTGCCTTTTCGTTGAGCTGAATGCTTTCTAGCAGGTTGATATAGTAGCGTAAATCGTTCATCTTGTATTTATTAATTTCTAGCCCAACGCCAGTCCTTGTCTAGCCAAGTAAAAAGTAAGTCTTGTTGGCGAACGTGACCGTACTTATTCAGACTTTCTTTTACACTATCATTTACGAGATTTTTTTCTGCTAGATCAAACCAGCTGGTAGCGGCAGGGTCAAAGGGCTCGTAACTTTTGTAAACTGCTATGTGTATCCACTCGTAATTTGGTGCGGTATACACATAACAATCTCTACAATCAAAGCCAGTTACTGCAAGCATGTACATCAATGTGCAAATGTTGTGATTATAGTAGCAACCACTGAAACTGCGTGTCTGTATTCTATCGTATCCATATGTTTGTGCCATTGGTACGTTTAACACCAACATACCGTTGACATTCATTTGTTCATTCCAATTGGCCAATGTGGCCAATGGGTTAACGGCATACTGAAAACTGTCATGACTCCAAATCAAATCTACTTGTCTGGGGATAATACGTTTTTCTTCAAAGTTACTTTCAATTAATTTAATATTCTTGTTTTTTAATATATCTGAATCAATACGCTTTGTGTTCTTATCAACTGCATACACAAGATAGTCGTGTGGTTCGGGTGGATCATCTCTTGTCATTAGTGTAGCCCACCAGTTTACATCCAGGCCTTCGCCGCAGCCCATGTCAGCAACAACTTTTATACTATCCATAAAACTATCGTATTGATAAAGCATATCAAGTACATCTCGACTGTGTTCGTGACTTTCCAGTGCGTTTCTAAATTGTGCCATCTGTTAATATATCCAATACTACTGTTTCTTTAAATTTTTTTAACCTGGGTTCAAGTTGATGACATGCCTCGGCAATCTCCGTATCCCCGGCCCAGGCACGTTGTGTCGCTAAGTGACTGGCCCATTTTGCACAACTTTCCTTGGCCAGTTCAACATCTAGTGCATTGTGGTAAGGGCGGGCATGGCAACAAGCCTGATATTCTGCTAACAACTCATCTGCTCGAGCTCGCCAGTCCATTATACTACCACATCCTCCATTCCGGCAGTTCGTAAACGAACCACATGACCCAACATAAAGTTTTTACTTTCTACGCCCTTCATAACACCTAGCCATTTGTTACGTACCAGCGCCACCTCGTTGATGATGGTTTCCATGTCAATCACTTCGTCTTCGGCCTCGGCGTACTTTTCTGCATCTCTACTGGTCAATGCTCGTGCGTATGCTTCTAAATACTTTTTATAGTGTTTCTGTCGTATTTTACGCAACTGTATGTTCAAGTAGTTTAGCACTGCTTCAATCTCTTGTAATTGATTGAACCTGTATTCGGTCTGGCCAGGCAGATTGCTTAGGGCACGTTCAACATTGCCTTGAATTTTGATCTCAGCTCGAGCCACCGTGAGTTCGTTTTCGTAGTAGTCAATAAACGCAGGAATTTGACT